CCATATGACCCAAATACAGCTTCTACAACCTTTGATCCTATGCTGGTACGCTGGTCAGACCAAGAAAATCCTTACGAGTGGGTGCCTGCAGTAACAAACCAATCAGGCGAATTTAGGTTATCTGCCGGGTCATTTATTATGGGTGCCCGTAATACTCGTCAAGAAATCTTGGTATGGACAGATGCGGCTATTTACTCCATGCAGTACCTAGGACCGCCCTATGTCTGGGGCTTTCAAATCCTCATGGATAACATATCTGTTATGTCTCCAAACTCTATGATTACGATTAATAACGTAACGTATTGGATGGGTGTTGATAAGTTCTACATGTACTCAGGTCGTGTTGAGACCCTACCTTGTTCGCTCTGGCAATACATTTTTGAGGATGTTAACAGGGAGCAGGCCTTCCAAGTATTCTGTGGTGGTAACGAAAGCTACAACGAAGTATGGTGGTTCTACTGCTCACAAGGAAGTAACGTTATAAATAAATACGTGATTTACAATTACTTAGAACGTACTTGGGCATACGGCACAATGGCTCGTACGGCTTGGTTAGACTCTGGTTTACGTCAATACCCTATGGCTGCTGACTACAACAATAGGATGCTATTTCACGAATCTGCGGTAGATGACGTATCAGGTACAGCCCCCGTGCCAATTAATGCTTATATACAGTCTTCTGACTTTGATATTGGAGATGGGCATAACTTTGGCTTTGTCTGGCGTATCCTGCCTGATATTAACTTTAACGGCTCTAACGTCAACAACCCATACGTCACGATGAGGGTTAAACCCCGTCAAAACTCTGGAGCGCCTTATGGTACGGCAGATAACCCAGAAGTAATTAGTGGGGATAACTTTTCTACTGCCCCGGTCTATAACGTCCAAGAGTTTACTGGACAGGTCTATACCCGCCTAAGAGGGCGCCAGCTTGCCTTTAGGATTGAGTCGGATTCTCTGGGTGTGGCATGGCAGCTAGGTAGCCCACGGATTGATATTAGGAATGACGGACGTAGATAATGGCACAAGTCCCACTTCGTCCTTCTAAAGCGCCTAACTTACCCATTGCGCCAGTAGAGTACCGCCAGCTATACCAAGATCAAGTATTAAATGCCCTGCGTCTGTACTTTAACCAAATTGACAACTTTACTCAAAGCGTTACGGTACCTGCTTCGGGTACTACGGCAAATAGACCCACAGAAAATCTACAGGTTGGGCAGTATTACTTTGATACGAGCCTTGGGTATCCGATATATTGGAATGGCTTAGATTGGGTAAATGCCCTTGGATACCCTTTGATTTTCTTAACAGGTGTAAAAACAATAGGAAGAATAGGAACCGTAACGGTCACAACTGTATGACAACATCTATACAAAATTCTACAGACAGAGTAAAGTTCAGACAGGACGTCTTAACTGTTGAGAAAGGGATTAAGGACAAGGTAGCTTCTGGTGAATTGGTACCTGATGACAGCCCGCTAAAACATTACTTCTCTCCTATTGACGAGAAATACGGATGCTGCACCTATGCCAGAGAAATACTCTTACGGAAAGGTTCCTTAGTTATAGGTAAAATACATAGACATCAGCACCTTAATATTATTTCCAAAGGGCGTGTTACGGTATATACAGAGTTTGGTAAGAAAGAGTTAGAAGGACCATGTACATTTGTGTCAGAAGTAGGTCTAAAGCGTGCTGTATATGCACATGAAGATACTATCTGGACAACTATACATTTAACTGAGCATGTTGGAGAAGAGAATTTAAGTAAAGTTGAAGAGGAAGTTATAGCGCCAGACTATGAAGATATAGGCTTAATAGCGTCCGTTAATGACTTAATGAGGGTAGAAGGGGAAAAATTATGACTTGGGTAGCCGTTGGTACAGCAGCAGCCATTGGTGCAACTGTTGGTGCAGGAAGCGCCGCAGTTCAAGGTAAAGGTGGAGATGACATCCTTAAAGGGGCATTAATTGGGGGTGCTACAGGTGCTGTAACAGGCGGTGTTGGTAGTGCAGCTACCAGCGCAACTACAGAAGCAGCAGCTCAATTAGCTCCTGAGTTAGTAAACGTTGCTGCTAATGAGGGTATTAACCAAGTTGCCAATGAAAGTATTAACCAAGGTATTAACCAAATTGCCAGTGAAGGCATTAATCAAACTGTTACTGAAGGCGCCAATCAAGGTATTACTCAACTAGGGCAAAATTTTACCCAAGCTGAACTAAACGCTATTAATCAAGGCGCTGCCGATGCCCTTGCTTCGGGTCCTTCTCCTTATGCCCCAACTGCGTCTATAGGGGAAACACCGTTAGTACAAGTAAACCCTCCCGGTCCATCTCCTACTAGTATGTCTCAGTCAGAACTATCACAAATGACTTTTAATGAGACAGGTCAATATCCTGCTCAGTCTTTAGCTACTACACCTCCTAACACCCCGCCACAGCTCCCTGCTGGCCCATCTAATCTAGTTAGTGAGCCTCCTACAAATCCGTTTGTGGAAGGATTTAAGTCTGTCAGTGACTATGTAGACAAGAATCCGTTTAAGTCAGCTGTGCTTGGTTATGGTGCTCTTAGTTTGTCAGGGGCTCTTAATCAAGGTAGTGGGCAAATGCCTGCACAGCCGTCTTACGGAAAGGGGTATACCCTATCACCTAATTTTCAAGGTGGTCCTTATAGTCAACCTAATGTTTACCAAGAAAAGCGTTATAACTACGCTTCGGGCGGAATTACATCTCTGCAAGGGGGCGGCGGTCCTGTAGAGCGTATGAGCCAAATGAATACGGCTATGAACCCTCAAGGTGGTTTGTACCCCATGGGAATGATTGATAAGACCCAGTACGCTACCCCTACCCAGCGCCCAGTAAGTGCCGAACTAGTTACGGATGCCCCCGCCTATGAGCGGTCTAACCCCATGTTGATGGCTGTTGGCGGAATTGCTAGTTTTGCTAAAGGCACACCAAAAGAGCGGGATTCTTACAGTGACTTTCAACGCTATTACGCTATGATGGAAGGACAAAAACCTTCTGAACCTAAAGCGCCATCTTATGTAGGAAGCGTAGGTATTGCAGAAGATAATGACCCAGATACTAAATATCAAGATGCTTTAACCGCTGCTCTAATTCGTCAAGGCAAAATTGATAAAAGAGCTAACATGGGTATCCCAGCCTTAAAGCGCCCTACTCCAATGGGTACTATTAACTTAGCGCCACCCGGAACACAGCAGGCCGCATCCGGAGGAATCATGGGTTATAACCTAGGTGGTTATGCTGATGGTGGAAACCCTCGTTTACTTAAAGGACCAGGGGACGGCATGAGTGATAATATCCCTGCAGTCATTGGGCGTAGACAGCCAGCTCGTCTAGCAGATGGTGAGTTTGTAGTTCCTGCTGATGTGGTTAGTCACTTAGGTAATGGTTCTACGGATGCTGGCGCTAAAAAATTGCATGAGATGATGGACAAAGTGCGTGTAGCTAGAACGGGTAAAAAGAAGCAGGCTCCCGCAGTTAAACCTAAAAAGTATATGCCTGCATGACATTTAAAGTCCAGCCAGTACCGGTTCAGCTAGTAAACCAAGTTTGGTCTAAGGTTGAGCCGTTTATTAAAAGTGCAGAAGAGAAGTTTGGTGGGTCAGAGTATACGACCGAACAGATTAAAGTTTATTTAGTGACAGGGCAGATGATGCTGCTAGTGGCAACAGATGAAAACGCAGAAATACATGGCGCTGCTACAGTGTCATTTATTAACTATCCTAACGATAGAGTTGCATTTGTTACCTCAATAGGTGGAAAATTAGTAACAAACCCAGAGACTTTTACACAAATGTCTGAAGTATTTAAAGCTAATGGGGCTACTAAAATTCAAGGGGCTGCCAAAGAAGCAGTGGCAAGATTATGGAAACGTTTTGGCTTTGAAGAGAAAGCCATTTTGGTGGAAGTCAAATTATGAGCATATTAAGATCTAAACATAGTGGTTGGACTCACGAAGGAAGACGGACTCCTCATTTTGGCGGTGGCGGCGGTGGCGGTCCAACTCAAACTACTAGTACTTCATACAACACTAACATTCCTGAATACGCTCGGCCTTATGTTGAGACCATGCTGGGTGCTACCCAGAAGCAGTTGTTTAATATGGATGGTAGTGAGATTACGGGTTTTAAACCATACCAACCATATAGCACTGATCCCAGTAAATATGTAGCAGGGTTTCAACCGCTTCAAGAACAAGCTATGCAGGCAACGGGGCGACTACAAACTCCAGGACAATTTGGAGATGCTACTGCTTTAGCAGGAGCTTCTGGTTTAGGTTCATTAGGTTTAGCAGGGCAAGCTGCCGGTGCAGGGCAACAATTTGCACAACAAGCTCAAAACCCAATGGCAATGCAAGGTTACATGTCCCCCTATATGCAAAACGTGGTGGACTATCAAAAAGCTCAAGCTGCTCGGGATTACAACATTGGTCAAGGAGTACGTAAAGCTCAAGCTGTAGGTCAAGGCGCGTTTGGCGGAAACCGTGCAGCGCTTATGGAAGCAGAAGCTCAACGTAGCTTAACAAACCAATTACAGGGCATTGCCGCTACAGGTTCACAAAAAGCATTTGAAGATGCTCAGCGTCAACAACAGTTTGGCGCTCAGTTGGGTTTACAAGGAATACAAGCTGGTCTACAAGGTATGGGGCAGGCAGGGCAGGCTGCAGGTACTTTAGGGCAGTTAGGTGCACAACAACTAGGCGCCCAAAAAGATATTATTGGTATAAAGTCTCAGATGGGTGCGCAACAGCAAGCCCTTGAGCAACAGAAAATTAACCAAGCCATTCAGGACTGGGCTAACACTCAACAGTATCCGCTCATGCAACTTGGTGTTATGTCTAATATGTTGCGTGGTCTACCAATGCAGTCTACTAATACACAGTCATATGTCGCTGCACCTAATGCGCTTACACAAGGTATTGGTACTATTGGCGCTATTGGCTCGCTTGGTAATGTGTTTAGAGGTGGTAAGGAGGGTGGCCTTCCCAGTGAGTTTAAGCCAACAACTGGTATCAAATCGTACGACGTAGGCGGTTCAGTAAAAGGCAAACTCTATGATATGAGTCCTGAAGATCTTAGGGACTACATTAATGAAACTTCTAGCCCAATAGCAAAACGCTTAGCCGAGGAAGTTCTACGTGATAAGGTAGGTAAAGCTAGTGGTGGGATTATTGCATTTAAAGATAGGGGTGAAGTAGAAGACCCAGAGATGGTACGCAAAGCGTATATTGATGCTGCAAAACTTAAACAAAATGAAATACCAGAAAATCTTCGTTACGACCAAGAAAAAATCAATCTTCAAAATCAACTTATTAAAGACGTTGGTTCTCAGCTTAATCGTACCCCTGCCCCTGTATTAACTAGAGATGCAGGTGGTCAAGGAATTACTGAAGACGTTTTTAAGCGCATTGCAAATCGTGATTTCCGTGGTATTGCTAATGAAACTTCGGATATGCGTACCAAGGATCAAATAATTGCTGATGCAAATAAACAAAATGCTAGAGTTCAAGCCGATCCTAGTTTATCTAAAGAAGACAAAGCTGCAATTCAAAGAAGGACTGACGAAGGAGTAGCTATTGTTAAAGCTGATCCTAATATTGGTGTTAAACCCCCCGCCGCCGTTCCTAGCGCTGCCGGTCCTGCTCCAGCTCCTGCTGGTATTACTTCAGCAACTAGAACAGGTAATCCTGAGCTTGATAAGTATATTGCTGCAACTTTGGCAGAAGCTAACAAACCTGAAAAAACTATTGCTGAGATAGCAGCTGAGCGCCGTGCATATATTGGACCGGATGAGTTTACTCCAAAAGAGCGTGCAAGATTGATGGCAGAAAAGGCTAACGCTAAAGAAGAAGCTACTCGTCAAAACTGGATGCGTATGGCTGAGTTTTTTGCAACATGGGGTTCTACCCCAGGCAATTCAATTGTTGCGGGTTTAACTGCTCTTAAAAACAAAGTACCTGATTTTATTTCAGATGATAAACAACAGAAAAAAATTCTTAGAGATATTGATGCAAGCATAACTGGACTAGACAAAGTTGAGCGCTTAGAAAAAGCTGGCGAGTTTGACAAAGCTTCTGAACTTAAACAAAAGCTGTCTTCTGATCTAAAAGGCAAAGTTGGTAACGTTCTTACTTTTGCGGCGTCTAATCTAACTAGCCAACGTAATTTGCAAGCGGCTCAAGTTCGGGCTGACGCTACGGGTGGAGCAGGCGGTGAAAACAAACTACTTGCCAGAGTGGAAGCTGACATTGATCGGGCTAAAAAAGATCCTGCATATCAGAGAGCGTACAAATGGGCTAATATGACCCCACCAAAAGATGCTAGCCCTGAAATGAAAAACAGAATTGAAGCAGAAAAAGAAAATCTACGAAAATTTGAAGCAGACTTTGAAGCTAGACGTGAGCAAGCTAGGAAGGGAGGCTCTACAACTACTACGGCAACTCCTGCACCTGGCGCTAAACCAACACCCGCTGCACCTGGAGGTAAACTAGTACAAAATAAAGACGGCTCCTTTACTTACGCACCACAATAACTATGCCATCTGTTAATGTACCTGGCGTTGGGAAAGTTAATTTTCCTGATGGGATGTCTCAAGCAGACATCGTTAACGCTATTGAGCGGGATATATTACCCAGCATTAAACAAAAAGAAGAAGTACCTCCACCTAGCGCTGGATTTTCCCTTGCTGATACTGCTACCGCACTAAAACAGGGTGTTATTGGTTCAGCTAAAGCGCTTACCGATGTATTTGGTGCTGAGAACGTTGTCTCTAAAAAGCTAGGTGATATTCAAAATCAACTAGGCGAAGAGTACACCCCAGAGCGTAGAGCCGAGATGGCTAGACGTGAAGACTTACAACGCCAAGCCGCTAAGACTGGCACTGTAAAAGATGAGATTAGTACATTCTTAGCTGGTGTAGCCGAAGCCCCCGTACAGTCCTTGGCGCAAGGTCTTGGCTCTATTGTTCCTTATATTGGTACAGGTATAGTCGGTGCAGTTGGCAAGCTACTTCCTCCTACAGTTCGTGCAATTAATACTGTGGTTGGTGCTGCGCAAGGTGCTGGATCAGTAAAAGGTTCTCTATACGATAACGTTAAGAACGAGTTAGTAAAGTCTGGTCTTAGTGAACAAGAGGCTGATAGACAAGCTAAGCAAGCCCAAGAATATCTTGGCGCTAACTTCCTAGACATCATGGGCGGTACCGCATTAGGTGGTGTGGCTGCTAGATTTGGTGTTGAGAATCTGCTTACCCCTGGTGCGTCTGCAAAGCTAAGTTCTAATCTTGTAGGGCGTATGGCTAAAGCGGCTGCAGCTGAAGCTCCACTAGAAGGCGTACAAGCTGGTCAAGAACAACTTGCTATTAATCGTGGCTTACAAAAAGAAGGATTTAATGTCGGCACATTTGAGGGCGTAGCAGGTGCTGCTGCACGGGATGCCGCTGTTGGTGCATTAGTAGGTTCGGCTGTTGGTATCCGTGGACCTGGTGCGCCAGCTGTTAAACCCGATGCTAACAAAACTATCGCTGATGAGGATAAAAGCCAAGAAATTAAGAATCAAGAAGCTGCCTTACAAAACAAAGCTGCACCGCTTGTTATTGATAGTGAGCTAGAGCTTCAACTAAATCCTGTTATTAATAGTGCTGGCGATTTGTTGCAAAAGGATATGGCACCACCTCCTGTTCCTCCTGTTAAGGCAGACGAAACATTTGACATGCCTACTAGCGACGAGAAGGCAAAGCAGATTGCAGACTTAGAAGCAAAAATTAATGAGCGGCAACCTAAGCTTGACTCTAAAACACATCCTAATATGCCAGCAGCAACAATTGCACAGGCAAGAGATAAAAAACTTTTAGAACAACTAAAAGGCGGGGCTCCTACCACTGCGCCTGCTGCGCCCACCCCCACTCCTACATATACAGATTTACCATCTTACCTAGCGGCGGTTGATGCTGGACTCCAAGTTAAACAGTCCGACTATAGAAAACTAGCTAAAGAAGCTGGAATAACTATTCCAGTAGGCACTAAGAATGTAGATGCGATAGCAATGCTAAAGGCTAAGTTAGCCGAAGGAGGGCAAGATGTTACTAAAGAGATTGACACTACGGCAGGTGGAGTTGGCGCTGGAGTTCTTGGCGGACCCGAAACAGGAGGAGCCCCCGCAGTCCCTACCGGAGATGGACGACCTGGAGTGGCTGACGCTGAAAGTACTATTAGCGCAGTTGAAGACGGAACGGGAGCACAGCAGCCTGCATTAGACCCCTACAAATCATTTTTTAACTGGGCGGCTCAGAATAGCATTAATTTACCAGAAGACGGACAAACTACTGACTTTCCTGAGCTTGTAGAAAGATGGGGCACAGAAACTAATCAGCCGCAAGATGTAATTAATGAGCTTGCTGGAATTGAAGAAGTAATTGACGAGCAAGCATTAGCTGATCAAGAAGCCGCCGCTGCCGCCGCTGCAGAACAAGCTGCAATAACTGAAGAAGCTGCCGCTGAATTGGCTGGAGAAGCTGTTTATGAAGTTGTTGACGCAGGGCTAGTAAAACCTGAAATGCCTGGGGCTGTAAAACTTGGTCAAATTTTGACACAAGACGAGTACGATGCAGCTAATGAAGAATTTGGCGAAGGTGCGTTTTCTGTAGAACAAGTTACACCCGAAGTAGCTGCCCCAGAAGTAGCTGTTCCAGAAGTAACTACACCCGAAGCGCAAACAAAGCGTGATGAAATAGTTACTAAGGTAAGTGCTTTTGAAGACATCCGTAAGCTATTGTCGTTCCCTGAAAAACTAGGTGATATTGGTAAGAAGACTAAAGAAGGGGTGCAGGGCGACGTTTTTAAGAAAGAGAAAGTAGCTAAACCAATTAAATGGCGTGGTCCAAAAGACACTGAAACAGAGGACCCATCGTCTTACAACTTCTTAAACAAGAATAGCTACTACTCTGATAAGTCTCCTGAGCAAATTGCAAAGCAAAGCCAAGTGCTTGCTAAAAAAAATAAAAACGTTGTTGCAAAAGATGTCATAGAAGCAGGGATTGAAGCTGCTGCTTTTGACGAAGCATATGACTTGTATGACAGTATTGCCTACGAAAAGATGGTGCTGCCAGAAATTAAACAAATAATGGCTGAGCGTCAAACTGCTAAAAATGCAGAAATAGATGCACTTAACAAAGAACGTAAAGCTAATCGTGAAGCTAAACGGGCACAAATGACTCGTGATGGCAAGAGCGAGAAAGTCATTAAAGAAGCTTTGTCTGTAATTAAAGATGCTCCTAAAGTTAAATACTCCCAGGAAAAACCGCTTGAGTTTATGTCTGAACAAGAGGTGCTGGATTTATTTAAAAAGAACATTGGCACCAAAACCGAAGCTCAAATGGCAAAGGAAGGTGGTCAAGCAAGAATTAATGCAGGTAAAGATCGACAAGTCTTTATAGCAGAGCAAGCCGCAGCAAATGTAGATGATGCACTTAAGTTTGGCATGATGACCGAAGCCATACTTGATCTAGAGATTATTTCAGCTGTTAGAGACAATAAGATTACTACCGCCGGCGACCGCCGTACGGAAGCGTACAGACAGAAACAAGAAAAGCAAGTTATTAAAGATGTTAAAGAGCAGCTTGCAGAGGCTGAACTTAGCGTTGAAGAAGCAGAGGCAAAAGAAAAAGCCAAAGCTGAGCGCATTGCCGCCCGTGCCGAAGAGCGGAAAAAAGTAACCAAAGAAGTTCAAGCTGAAGCTAAAGAGAAAAAGTCTAAGCTTGTAGCTAAGATAGAGTCAGCTATTGTTAATGATGACTTGACGCTAAGTAAAGACAGCATACTAGACACAATTAAGGACCGTACGCTTAATGACCGCATGACAGGTACTGTTGCGGCTCAGTTCTTAAATATACTAACTGGTTTCCCAATACAGACCAAGATTAAGTTTGGCAAGCTAGAAGCAAACGAAGATGGTAAGTTTGATCCTAAGACAAACACTATCACTATAAAGGGCACCAATAAAGACGGCTATAGCGGAGCGCGCCCATTACCTGAAACAGTCATGCACGAAGTATCTCACGCGACCCTTGACCATGTGTTTGACAACGAAGATAAATTTATTAAGTCTTTAGAAGCCCAAGCTGCTAAAGATTCAGCACGTCGCGCAGAACTAGATAAAGAGATTAAAGCTTTAGAAGCAAAGATAAGAAAGCTAAAAGCAGACAAAAAGAATGCAGAAGAGGTTGCAACTGCTGTTGCAAAACTAAGAGAGTTACGTGCAGAGTTTAACAAGCCCGCCCCAGTTGTAAGAGACGTAAGAGCAGCGTTAAACCGCTTGAAACAAAACCATAGAGTTGTCTTAGCTAGATTTGGCAAAAAATACAATATAGAAACCCTTAAAGAGTTTGCGGCTGAGTTTTGGAGTAACTCAAAGTTTCAGCAAGACTTGGCATTAATGGCATCTCCTACACCATATACGCCAAAAGAAAATTTCTTCACCACAATTGTTAAGAACATAGCGGCTGCTTTAGGGATTAGTAATCCAAGCGAAGGTGCAGTGTTTAAAGAAATAGCTGAAGACTTAGCCCAGCTTATTTCGCTACCCAGCAAAGGCATACGTGGTAAAGAAGTATCTTATGCCGCGACTGCAGCGCCTAAAAAACCGCTTGAGCTACGGGATGACGAAGAGATAATGCCGACCGCTGGCAAAGAGTCTGCCTATGCGCTGTCTGAAGAGCATCAGCCAAGAGATTTTAAATACATTAAGAATCTGTTCTTTACTAAAGAAGGCTGGAGACGGATTGCCACTGCACTGCAAAACGAACGCTATCCAATTAAGCGTTGGCAGGATCTAAATGATTTGGCTGGCAAAACCATGTACGAAGGTAAAGACAAGATCAACAATATCTATGATCAGCTTACCTTAAGCACCAGCCGTGCTAAGAATATATTTAGTGAGTTTGTAGAAGGCACATACGAGAAGCTAAATACCGCTGTGTATGACTTATCTAAGACTACCGGCATGGAAATGAAAGACGTTATGGATATGCTGCACCGTGTTGCAGAAGCTTTGCACGATCCCGAGCGCCGCTTAGCTAAATACGTTATGACGGTACCGCTGTCTACTATAAAAGACATACCGCAAGGTGGCACTATGATTAGCGCTGCTGATCGCCGTGCGCAGATTATGAAGATTCTAAATACTAAAACTATTACAGAAAAACAGGCAAAGGATCTTAGGTCTGAGTTAAATACTATTATTTTTACAACTGATGCTAACGGCAATCAAGTACCTAATACTAAGTATGTAACCCCAGCCGGTTTTAGCCCGTCTGGTAAAAAAGCTGTTGATCCTACTAACGAAGAGTACAACGCAACCGGTCTAAGTCCAAAAGCCGTTGCTGCCCGCAAAGCAAAGTATGAAGCGCTTGATCCTAAGACTAAAGCTTTAGTAGACGATGTGTTTGCACAGGTTCAAAAATTAGATAGAGTTACTAGAGACCTTAATAAATCAGCAAACTATTACTCTCAGCCGGTTAGTAATCGTATAGCTTTCTATGGATTTAATCATTATGTACCTTTAAAGGGTGTAGATAAGCACTCCGAAGCTGACGAGATGATGGATTTTGACAGCACCAAAATGGGTAAAGAGTTACAAGAAGTTGCCTACGGATTTGATGGGCGTTTATCTGTTTCTGACAACCCAATACTTCAAACCATGTCAGATGTTGTGCGTGCTGCAATGCGCGCTGGTAGAAAAGAACTTACCCAGTCTATTAAGAACTCTGTAGGTAAAAGTACTAAAACAATTGACGGCAAGAAAGTTGATCTAAACCCCAATGGACAAGGGCTTTTAGAAGGGGAAGTGGTACAACGTATTACCTTTGAAGAGCGTCAAGATGAGAATGTTTTAAAAGCGCTACCCAAAGAAAACACTATATTTCACTATAACGAGGATGGAAGCATTGACGTTATTGCTATTCGAGACAGGTCTTTGCGTGAGGCTATTCGTCGTACCTACAAAGACACTAACTCATTAGTTAACGTTGCTAACAAGCTTACAAGCGGGCTGGGTATGATGCATACCCGTTATAACTATAACTTTGCCCCACTAAACTTTGTCCGTGACGCATTGACTAACGCTTGGGCAATCGGTGCCGAAATGGGACCGGGACATGCTGCACGGTTTATCGCCCAGATTGCTAACAAAGTAGTGACAGGTGGTAGCTTGTGGAAAGGTATGGAGATTGCTAGGTTATACGAGACCAAGGATTACACCAAAATTCGAGCGCTGGCTAAGAAAAACCCAATTTATAAAGAAATGGTTGAGTTTATTGAAGAGGGTGGTATGGTGCAGTACCTCCAAGGTATTTCACTAAAGTCAAACGCAGAGAAACTTTATAAAGAAGTAGGGCGTGGTGGAGTTATTAAAACCTGGGATCAGTTTAATAGGTTGGTTGATATTTGGACTGATATGTTTGAATTGGCTAGCCGCTCCGCAGCGTATGCCATTGCTAAGAAAAACTTTATAGATCATGGAGCAACTGAGCAAGCTGCTCGGGTACGTGCCGCTGCCTACGCTAAAAACCTAGCTAACTTTGAACAGGTTGGTAAATACGGTAGAGAGATGGGCGCTGCGTTTATGTTCTTCCGTCCTTCTGCTACAGGTGCGGTCCGTGCTATTGAAGCGGTTGCCCCAGCGTTCCAAAGTTTAGATAAGGTTGTTGCTGCACTACCAGATAGAATTAAGAATGATCCAGCTGCATTAGCCGAGTTTAAAGCTAACTACGCTGGTAGACAAAAAGCTGCACGTTACATGACTACTGCTTTGATGGGCGCCGGTGCGTTTGCTTACACCATGGCAATAATGATGGCGGACGAAGACGACCTAGGCAGAAATAAGACTATGAACGACGACATGAGCCAATGGACTCGTTTTGCTCGTTTCTATTTCCCAGGCTTTGAGAACCCACTACAAGTACCTTGGGGGTTTGGACTTGGTGCTTTTGCATCTGCCGGCGCACAGCTTGCAGGGGTCATGACGGGTCAGCAGTCAATTGGTGGGGCGCTGGGTAATTTAGCTACTCAGATTATGTTGGACTCTTTCGTGCCAATTCCTGTATCACGCATGCCTATTGGCGACGACCCAGCTGCATGGATGGTGGACTCATTAACGCCAAGCATGTTACGACCTGCAGTCGAGTTTGTTATGAATAAGAATGGTCTTGGACAAGACATTTACAACGACTCTAATCGCCGCATGGGTGACGCTTATTTAGGCGGAGATAACATCCCTGAGACATATAAGATCTTGGCAAACAAGCTACACAGGGAGTCGGACGGGGCTATTGATATATCGCCTAATACTCTTTATTTCCTTGCCAATAGTTACATTGACGGCCCAGCACGGGTGGTTGATGCTATTGTTAATGCTTCTTATTTAATTGGGGGCTCAAAAGAATTTAAAGCTAAGACTGATTTACCACTTGTTGGTTCGTTTATTGGAGCCGTACCTAACGTAGACAGCCGTGAGTTTAAGTCTATGGAGAAACAGATTGAGGTAATGGAGAAAAAATTAAAATCAGCCGAAACTGATCCTGAAGCTTTAATTCGTGTGTTAAATAAGAACCCGTTTGCTGAAGACCTTATAGAGATATACAGGAAGGGCGCTGGTGGCGAGCTTAATAGATTGCGTCAGGAAGCTAACGAGATTAGAAGAGACCCAGTATTTACGCCTAAAGATAAAACTGCTCTACTAAAAATAAACATGATAGAACAGAACATCGTTAAGCATAGCTTGGTAGAAGACTTTAAAGCTTACGGATTAAAGCCCTAACCTGTACGCCAGCAGCGTACGCCAATGTACCCTTCTTTAGTTGTAACGTAGGACTTTACACGGATGCCAACACGCTTAGCGCCGCAGTCAATCGAATAAATTAACTCAGGTGGGCGCATGGTGGGGATAAAGAAACTATCCCCTACATCCATGTTTTCAAATGGCAGAAGCCACTCAGGCTCAATTATCTTCGTCGGTTCCATATGGTATGTCAGGTAGACTTGATTTAAAGTTGTAAGCCCAGACGTTTTCAGCGTTGCCTGTACTCTTCCATCCAGAACTTAATCTTACCTTCTTGGTGTCAATTAAAATGTGCTTCTGCTTCATATAGTCCTCAAACTCAGGTACGTTGATGTGCTTCTGTTGTAGATACTCTTTAAGCTTAGTCTTGGACACTTGATAAAGACTTTCCTCAGAGACACAACGTGCTACGAGCTGGCCCCTAGGTTCATATGTCATCTTGCCCTCTTTAATAACCAACGTATTAGGCAGGTGCATATTCATAAAGTCACCAAGTATGGACTCGTAGTCAATCTTATTAACCTTAATGATGTTCTCACGGACATTAATCATACGATTAACAGTATCGTCATAAATACGATCTAGCCCTAGCGTTATTAAATTAGCGGACGTTGCTATATCGCCCCCAGTCATTGCCCCAGTTAGTAAGTTCTCATAGAAGCGATAGGTATTGTCGTTGCCAAAGTCTCTAACAAACTTCTCCCGCCAAAAACCAATCCTGTCCTCTATGTAGTTATCGCCAAGCCTTAACGCTTCTTGGATATAGGGGAAACCAGCATGCCCAAAATTGGTACGGAACGTATCAAATATCTGCCGTCCCAAAGTACCACCCATGTCGCCTTGTAGGATGTTAGGTTTCTTAACCATGAACTCAACTACACGAGCTGCCTCACCGTCAGGATTAGCTTTCTCCGCCTCCAGCTTGCCGTAGATTGAGTGGTTGCTAGTAAAGAGTGCAATAAGCGCCGCAGATTGCTCGTATTCACGCTCGGCGTTAACAGATGCCTGCATCCTGATCTTGGCTTTACCGTGGGATATTTTATGGATTAACTGAGATAGCACCTTACCATCTTTGTTACTGATCTCGTCAATGCCTAGCATCAGGCTATGTAATCCTAGGTAACGCCCTGTCATGCCGTTGTCAGTTGCATCAAAGACGCTTAGCTCTTTTGGGTTGCCAAAAATACTGAGTCCTGCATACATGGCACCTGTCTTAGCGTTACCTGAACCTCCAGTAAGGCATAGTACGACGCCTGAAGTAGACATGTATTCCATCAAAGGAGAGCCAAATCCACAGAGCATTCCAAACGCATGAACTTCTAATTCGTTCCTGTTTAACTCTTGAGCAGCGGCTTTCCATTTATCAAACGAACCTACAGGCTTTAAATGACGTGCAATCATCCGTACCATAGGAGAGGCAGCTGATTTAACAATCTCGCCGCTAGCTGTAATCTCGCTGTTGCCGATTACAAAAGAACGCTTGTCCCATTCTCCGTCAAACTTAGGCTCAGTCCAGCCCATCTGCATACGCATCATCTCGGCTTTTTGAAAGCTAATCATGTATTGTTCCCATTTAATTACATAGTTCATTAGGTGTGGTACGTGATCAGTTTGCGGTATAACACCATTACTAATCATGATCTTTTTAAACTCTTCTTGCGCATAGGCATGTTTCATTGGCAGCAGGAACTCCCGCTTACCGTCATTAGGTAGCACCAAGCGCATCGTCAAACACTCACCATCTATCTTGCTATACAAACGCTGGACGGGGTACAGGTCATACGGAAGAATCTGTATTGGTAATTGGTTGTGTACTACCCCTTTCTTATCCACCTTGGGTGGGGGCATAAAGTAAATACCGCCATGCATACCCCGTGCAAACGGTCTTAAGAAGTCTGGGAAAGTAGGAACTTCTTCGGCAATCGGTGCCTGCCAAACTGCGTCCTCTTTACTTGGCGAGGCGGCAATTTGGAACTCTTTTCCAAGGACGATGGGAGTTTTGATTTTTCCTCTGTGAGGGCATCCTTCGCACCTGCTTGGATCTTCTTTGTAAAACCAATCACAGGTTCTTGGAGCATTAAAAGAATGGGCAGTTTTTTCTGTTTCATCATGGTTATATTCGTCGTAATCTTCGGACATCTGATGGATGGCTGTCGCCCCATCTTCGCAATGTACAGCTATCGTTAAGCCTCCAGCCCATAGATTCCGTGACACAGAATTAGGCTCTTCTAGCATGTAACGTATCTGATTACACCCTGTACCAGTAAGGCTCTTCTCGGCAATTTCCGCAAAGACGTACTTGAAGTTGTCCATGTTTAGTGCCTTGCGGGTCTCTTCGTCTAGACCTTTTTTGACATGCGCCAGCACATCGTCAGGCGCTAGTTCAGCCTCACCAAGGAACTCTTTGAACGCATCAAAGCTATAAGTAGGCATCTCATCACTAAGAAACTTACTCTCTGACGGTGGGTCAGTCTTATAGTTCAAAGTCTCAGGGCAACGCATGATCCGTGCCACATCTGCCATTACTGCCGCATCAGCTTTAATTCTTGCTAATACATAAGACTTAAATTTTTCTGCATAAGGAGTGTATTCAGCGACAGGAACGTCTTCCTCTAACAACCAATACGCATGGATGCCCGTGCCTGAATCTAGGACTACGGGGGGTGGTAGCTCAGACTCCTTAAGGAATTTATCTAAGGCTACTAAGGCATCGTCTTTATTAGCATAGCCCTTACCTTCGGCGGCTTTGTCTTCACCGCAATCTAAATCAATAAAGAACGACCGATAGAACAGTCCGTTATCTGCCTTCCTACTAAATCCGTCAAATGAACCTAATGCTACATAAGTGTTTAATCCTTGCTTCTTAATCTTCTCAATCTGTTTAAATACATCTTCAAGTGTTTCAGCAAAACGGTTTGTTATTTTTTTAGATTCTTGTTCTATTCCGCTAACGCAATAAACACCCTGCTTTGGTAATGCTTTCTCGTAAAATTGTTTTAACATATGCGCAGAGTCTAAAAAGGCGGATTGCTCCGCCTTGGTTAATTAATAGGGGTTTCCCCCGCCGTTTAAATCTTTTGACCAATCATCTCCTCTATATAAGCCTTGGCTTCTTGGGTGTTCTTTGCAGGCAACATCCCTTTGGCTGTATCACTTTCAACTAGATCAGTAAATACTTCTGCTAACTGCTTATTCTTATGTCTAAGAGGCTTGCCACGGAACCAGCTGTAAAGTGTCATTCTTGTAACTTTTAGCGCAACCGCTACATACTTTGCTGGAAGATTAGCGTTTACACATGCTTGCGCTAAAGCAATCCCCGGTTCATTTGGGTCTTGCTTTTTTACTTGATCGACAAATTCTTGGCTATACGTCCGTGGCATTCCTTACTCCTTAAGCAGTCTTCTTAGACCATTTTTTAACTACATCCGACACATCCTTAGCTTTCTCACCAGCGGGAGCGCCTGAATCACGCTTAACTGGCTCGGGTACATCAGGTTGTGCTACCTCAACTGCCTCTTCCCCACTGCTGTCCGTTTGGAAAACATTGAGTTTAATAGCAGCTTCGGCGGCGGCACTCTTTGCTTGGCGAGCAATTGCTTCTAGCTGATCGTCAGGCACCGCACCTACCGGAGAGAACAATACTTTTGGCGTAGGAGATTTTGTATCGAAAGCCATCTTAGTAATCACGCGGCCGGCGGACACATTGTGTGACGCCAAGTGCTGGATGTACGGACGGAAAGGCCAACGACCATTGTCTTCTTTACCAAACGCTGAGGTAGCGGGGAGAACTAACTGCATAACATCACCTGCTGGGTCTTGTGGTAACACGACTGCGGTGCGCCATGACAGCTTGCACTTGGTTCCTAAACCGTTCTCTCCTGAACCCTTTGCGCTATTTGGACAAGTTGTACAACTGGATGCAACTGGAGTTTTAACTCCCTCATCGGGTTTATCTGAATCACTAGACCAGCAAGCTGGGGATACTTTTTCCCCTTCCTTGTAGCCTTTATCATAAAACATACGTGAGGCTTTATGTGCCATTTTAACAATGATCACATTCATGTGACGGTCTTCAATAGCACCGATTTCTTTGCCACCAGCATACTTACGGAACACACCGCCTTTGATGGAGATGCGCTTGTTTCCTTGGCGATTGCCACCCGCTACGGCTAAGGTATCTTCGTCAAGACCACCCGTTGTTGCTAGGGCGCTTAGATTTACTGTGGTTAATTCTGTACTCATGACTACTCCTTTAACTAAATTTAACTAGAGGCGGGTTTGCGGACTACTATGCCGAATTCCCGCATTACATTTACACCGGGCGGCAAACCATCTTGCTGATGCTCGGACATAAATTCTTTAAAGTTGCCCTGATGGATACGACGCTCCAGCAGTTCAACGGCTTCGTGGTCTAGGACGAACTGTCTAAAGTTATCCCAGTCATTGCAATAAAAACGCTCATTGAGTTTGCGAATAACAGTACCGTGTTGAGTCTTAATGCTATCTGCATTAGTATCATTACATAAGGTAAGCATTGACTGTTCGATGAGGGCCATGTCTTCCTTTAATTTCTTGTCTTGTTCTTCATACTCACCAAGAATTTTTTCACGTTCTATTCTTATTGTCAAGTACGCTTTTACTAATTCTTCTAAATTATTCATCTTTTATTCCTAACTCTTCCTTGTATAAATCAACCAGCTTCTCGTGGCTATCTATCTTGCTCTGCAACATTTGATACATTTTTCTTTCTATTTCAGAGCCTTGCAGATGAACTACTGTCATCTTGTTAACCTGACCGACACGGTCAATACGAGCTACGCATTGCAAATATGTTTCTACGCTCATAACCGGCGACCAGAAAACTACTGTATCGGCTGCGGTTAGAGTCACACCATGCGATGCAGACTGAGGTTGAATAATTAAAACTCGTGGAAATTCGTTTGTTTGAAAACGATTGATAATGTTTGACCGTTCTTTGGCGGCTACCTCTCCGTTAATTATTTCATTAGTGACTCCTTGTTCATTTAAATGTTTAGCTACCAACTCAATGGTGTGCCTAAATGGTACAAAAATAATAACCTTATGCTCGGTCTCATCTAGTACCTCCATGAGGGCATTTAGACGTGGTGATACATCAAACTCCACCACTTCATGGGTGTCTGAATAAACAGCCCCTCCCGAAATCTGTAAGAGCTTAGTAAGCTTTGCAGCGGCGTTTACGGCGCTGATTTGTTCGCCAGCAGCCTGTACAAGCATTTGATCTTTGATGCCTCTGTAGTACCGTTTAACCTGCGGAGTAAGCTCTATCTCACGGGTTTGGTAGGTTACTTCGGGTAGGTCTAAGCACTCTGCCTTGGTAAAACGGATAGCGGGTTGGAGAGCGTTAAATACTTCCTTCTTAGCTTGGGGTTTTGGAGCCCATTTAAAACGGGTTATTTGGTGCATAACCCTATCCCGCCACGCAGTGAAGTACTTAGGCACATTCCCCGGCGCCACCAGCCTAGCTAGACCAAAAGCGTCAAGCGGTGACTGAGAAGCAGGGGTGCCTGTTAGCATCCAAAGTTTAGTAGAAGGGGTCATTATTTTTGCTAAGGTTTTCCAGCGTTTGGTAGTAGCTGTTTTATAAGCGTTAGCTTCATCAACTACAATTAGGTCAAACCCTAGTTTACATATATCGTCGCTAACAATGGATACACCATCGTAGTTAATGATGACAAATTCGTACGCCCCACTAAGGACTTTCTTGCGTTTGTTTGCATCGCCGTAGGCTACGGCAACGGTGCGGTGCATAGCGGTCTTGAAGATGTCAGCCTGCCATGCCGAGTACATAATGGATAGGGGGCAGATAACCAGCACACGCTTAATTAAGCCCTGCTTCATTAGGTAGTCAGCCGCCCAAATTACGGATGAGGTCTTGCCTGTACCAGCCTCGTTAAAACAGAATGCCCGATCCCTTAAGGACAGGAATGCGGCGGTAGTCTTTTGATGCAGGAATGGTGTGAACAGCCCGGGCCAGTCATACTCTTTTAGTATCGGTGAAGGAAGTTTTAGCTCACTGTAGAAGCGGGCTATGTGTTGCATCTCTTTGATGCCCCAGTAAACCACGATGTCAGCGGTCTCGCCGTTATCGTCTAGCACCTCGCTTTTCTCAAGGTAGTTTGTTATGTAGGGTACAAAATCTGAGCGTACTGTGAGGCGTAATGCTTCTTGTTCTATTAGTTCCACAACTGTCCTTTACTGAATTATTAACGTAACCCCTTACGGGGGTTAGTCGGTCGAGCCTGCCACGCCAAGGAGAAGTAGCTGGGATAACAAACCCTGTTTCTAGAAAGGGAAAAACCCAGCCTTCACAAACGTCGCTCAACAGACATGGTTACGGAGTAACGAATCAACCTCCACTGCCCACTCATGCCTTACAGCAGACACTACTTTTTCTTTCTTTCCTTCTTACTTGTCTCTGATACTAAGTTACCTTTTGAATCACGCTTAAAGCTACGGTTCTTGGCGGCAGTGGTAATGTAGGTGCCATGACCATTACTACCCCCTTTATCCAGCGCTTTGCGGTGAGCTACGTCTTTGCCCTCCCGTGCGTCTGCTTTACCGTTGCCATTACCATCAGGAAGTTTCTTATCTACTGCACGGCGAGCACGTTGACGCTCCATACGGCGCTCATGTTCACCACGGGACTTTTCCTGTTGATACTCTTTTGCATAGGGGCGGGGCTTATTAACGTAGGGCATTATCTCTCCTTGTGGAACTCGCAACTTCTAACGGGACACCATCCGCAAAGGGGGGTGGGGTTAGCTTGCCATACATCATTTTCGTACGAAAGCTGAAGCCTAGCAAGGTCTCCTTCAAAGGCTTTCCATAACGTATCTATCTGATCCCGTGTGTACTGCTCTTCCATAAAACTCTCATGCATCACAAACAACAATCCAGCCTTAATTACCATTACTTCAGGGAAGTGGGCAAAGGTCATCAGCGCCATTAGCTTTAACTGTTTGGGGTCAGGGTAGCGGTTTGAGCCAGTCTTGTAGTCAACAATGAACGCATGGTCCCCGTCTATGATTAATAAATCTACTATCCCACGCACCCAGTAGCCTTTCCCAAACTGGCACGGTTCTTTGTCGTAGTCCAGCGCCATGCGGTGTTCGGGGTATTTAGTCCCAGGAATCTCAACCAAAGAGTCCAGCACGGGCTGGAAGCGCTTGTAGTTCTCAGCTAGGGGCTTACCCTCAGCTACATAATCTTCACACGCTTTGTGTACTTCTGTGCCGTAGCGCATCTGCTCAGTAGGGTACTTAAAATACCGTTTGAGTACCTTAATTTCTTGGTACTGCCTTGGGCAGTTAACGTAGTCTTTAAGAGAGGAGAATGACCAAGTAAAGTTCATTTTGACATATTACTCTGTTTTTCTAATCTGCGCCACTCTTCTTCCTCTTCTGGAGTAACTTCAGGTTCATCAAGCTTGTCTAACCATTGATAATACTTTTCCATCTCTTTTTTAAGTTCTTCTACACTAATCACAGTAAATCTTCTTTCTCAATGCCACGCTTAAATAATTCAGCACGAATCTTTTTTAGCGCTCTTTCTTCGATGTTTGTAACAGTTTGACGACTTGTACCCAAGACATCGGCAATATCTTGCCTACTCATCTCAGGTTTATTTAGGTCTACTAGTCCAGCAAAAGGAATAGGTTCTAAATCAGACGTGGCATTAATCCTGTCTTCAGTCGTAAAAGTTGTCATTTTGGCGTCTTTCCATGGTTAGGGTGTTGAGCTAGATTGTTGTGTCCTAGCTGTTGTATATCATAGCCGTGACCTTTTAAATATTCAAATAGGGTCTTACGCTTAGGCTCAAACCATGGCTTCCATGTCCAGGCTTCAAAGATGATTGGTGGGTAATTGTTCTTTTTGATAGTCTCAATACCGCCTTTAATAACCTCAAGCTCGTGCCCTTCTACATCGATCTTAATCAGACGTACGTTTTTGTGTGCCCCTGAGTCCAAGGTAAATACTACTAACGGCTCTTTGACACCCTCGGTTTTACACTCGTATGCATTCTCCCGAACTTCTTTGTCCATGCTAAACGCACCAATGTTACCCTCAGTTGTATAGTCAGGCATGGTCAGTACTAACCGTTCTTCTCTGTCAGACATCCCAAAGTTATGGCAATGGACATTATCTAGTCCGTTAATAAAAGTATTAGCGCATAGTTGGTAATAGACTATCCGTTGTGGCTCAAAGGCATGGTAGATATGCTTAGCTACTTTTCTAGCCAAGGGTACACAGAACGTACCTAAGTTAGCGCCAATGTCTAACACTTCACCCGCAGGTTCGTTAATTAAAAGTTTAAGGCTCAATTGATGTATATCGTTTTCGTATAGTTCGTGCTTTAAGTGATTTGAGATTAAGTCTTGCCCTTTGAACACAAGGAACTGTGTGCCGTCTGCTTTTACTAGTTCGCAATTAGGTATCATTTTTTAATCTCCTCAAAGTTATAGAACCATTCGTCTTTGGCACTCCACTTAGCATGATTCTCAACGCTATACACTTCCGTAGGTATCTTGAAGTCAGGTATTTTAAATACGGCAGGAACCAAAGATACGTCATACCATAGGCATCGGTTATTGGGTTGGCAAGCAAACTGCCCATTATCTAGCTTAATAAAGTTGTATGACTTATGTTCTTCAACACCTTCGCTAAAGCTAGTATCCAAACGGTTAGCATCAGGACTTGCAAAGTCAATCGTAAACAAGTAGTTACCAAAATGAAACTGTTTATCCTTGCCAAAGAATTTAACCTTTAACCCACGCAGATTGGACTTCTCAATCACTGCCATATCGTAAGACAGGCAGTCCCATATTTGTAAATGATCTAACGGCAAAGGTTCGGCTACTTCTTTCCATACGTAAGCACTGATAGGCAATTTGTCGTACAACGCTCCGTAGTTTGTAAGCAGTGACTCGACACGAAAAGCTTGCCCCTTTATTGCTTTGGCGGTCATCCATACGCAGGGTTCAAGAATGCCGTGTCCGTGCTCGTGATTGTACAAAAACTCAGTACGCACAAAGCATTTAACTGGCGGGATGTTGGCGACTAGAAAAGTCATCTTATCCCCTTGGTAGTTGACCGCTAAAGTTATACGTACCGCTATGCGTTAGGTTTGCCCAAGGCGCCGCATATACTTTGAAGCCAGCTTTGCGAGCAATCTTGCAGAAGTGGTAGTCCTCGGATAGCAATCGGTTTGTATCCTCATCAATGCTGGTATCAAAGAACTCGCTAATGATTTTCTTCTGTGGGTTCTTATCAACAATGAGAATCATGTCGTTGGTATAGGTTGGCACTAAGGGTTTTAATGTCTCAAATACGTTACGCTTGATAAGCATGAATCCTGTACCGCCGTTGTCAATTTCCATTGGTACATTAATATTGCCTGTGCTTTCCATCGCACCGCCCACTAGGTTTACTACAAACGATCCTGTGTAGTTACCCAAGTCTTTATAGTCAACACCCTTTTTGACTGCATCATGTACTAACTGCCAGTTAATTTCTTTTTTAGGATATAGACCGCAGATAATATCTTTGTCAGCATCAATCATGCGAACAATGTCTTTTGGATCAAAGCTAATATCGGCATCAATGAACATCAGATGTGTTGCGTCTGACTGCATAAAATCATAAGCCATGCCGTTGCGGGCACGAGTAATTAGAGACTCATTCATCATGTACGAGTAATACATTTGAATACCCCGTGGCGAGAACGTCTGCACACAGTTAAGAATGCCCATGGTGTAACCGCCTGTGCATAGCCCACCATACATCGGTGTAGCTACAAATAATTTAGCGGGCTTTGGTGCTTGTATTGCTTCTACATTTTCTAACATTTAGTTTCCTTTTTAGTTTGTTTACTTCTTGCTTCTTTAATTTCTTCAAGCATTTTTTCCATTAGGTCTGCGCAATAGCCCACAAAAGGAAATTTGGTTGTTCCATTAGCAACACTACGTGCCAGCCCAATAGTATTTTCAACTGTTCGTATGCTAACCTTTCTCATTTCTGAATCCTATTCCATAGTTCAGACAACGACATGCCTTTAATCTCTCTCCAGCCAATGTGTACGCAGGCATACATAATGAACAAGAAGAAGCTAAACACCACCGCAAATATCAGCACCGCACAGGTAGCGATAAACAGGGCAAACATATTGAGTATTGTGACTATCATCATCTTGCCTTTACTGTTGTCCAAGCGCTACGCCCGTGTTTCTTAAAAGCTTCTCTTGATTCCCGATAACCAATAGTAGAAGCTCGATACTCTCGTCTTTCTTTTGCTCTTTCTAATGTTTCTTGATGCCCGTACTTAGCTTTCACTCTAATATCTTTTGCTTTTTGTTTCTGTACATACTCAGCATGCTTTAGGCAGTCTTTGGGATCTTTTAAATCCCACAAGCGATCACTTAGTTTTGGGTAAGCCTCCGCAATAAATCGACGTACTTCTAAACCAGAACCGCCATGCGACGCATACCAATATAAATGATTTGGCATGAATGGAAAGTTTTTTGCACAGTCATCAGCAAACTCTTGATCTAGCTTTTGCCTTGTGTTGTCATATAGAACACCTAATAGTGTCCGCATTGTCCAGTTCTTTATCCAAGCTACCAGTAGCATCTTGGCTCCCTCTTCTAATGTCTTCAAAATGGTGCCTCCTCTAACATTGACAAGTCAACTTTGCGTACGGGTTTGCGTACGCATTTAAATGTCCAACCCTCTCGGCTTTGCACAATCTGTCTTGCTTCTTCTTGCCGATGCACAGTGCGCATAGTCTCGCCGTTCTCATCTTTAATGACGTACATTTTTCCACTCCTCCATCTCTCCGTAGTTCTGTCCGTAATGCGCTTCACACGCCACAGGCAACCCTTTCGCCCACTCGGGTGGCTTTGACATGACCTCGACAATCCAAGCACAAGCCTCATCTACCTCGTCTTCGGGAACTACACACACCGCAGCGTCGTGAACTGTTAGCACAGGTCGATAGCGCTCAGTCAACTTAATCATCTGCTGACCCACGATAATCCTAGCTAGCGCTTGGACTACGTTCTCCACCACAGATCCGCCCCACAGAGACACGGGGCCTTTGCGTGACTGATATATGTATCCGCTATTAGCTTTCTCAGGGTTGAGTTCTAGGTTTGGATAGCGAATGTACAGCCCGTTTGGTAGTTTTATGCCTTCTTTGGTTACAGTCAGGCATCTGTGTTTACCTAGGTAATATGGTTTGGTGTCCTCCCAATTAGCCATATCCCCAATGGCTTTATCGGCTTTCTTCCATAAACTAATAATCTTGGCGTTCTTCTCTCTATACAAGTCCACAATCCGTTTGGACTCTGTCTCGTCAATCACAACCCCAGGGGGTGTTGTCTTTAGTGTGTGCTGTAACTTTAATGCGCCAGTCCCGTAGCCAAGTCCCAAGATACAGGTCTTACCCACGAACCTTTCAATAGGATCTTTCTTACTGATGGGTCGCTCATAGACTGATGTAGCAAAGATAGAATAAACATCTTCGCCTTTGGCAAACTGCTCAACCACATCGTCTTGCCCAGCCAACCACGCTAAGACACGAGCCTCAATCTGTGAGGAGTCGCAGTTAATTACAACGTAGTCTTCGGGGGCGACAACGGCATTTTTGAGCGTCTTCTTTTTAGCATCACGGGAGGGGAGATTTTGAAAGTTAACCTTGTCAGAACCAGCCCAACGACCAGTATGAGCGCCATAATACTTAAGAGGAATAGGCAAACGACCTTTATTGCGAGAACCAACATCAATGAACCTTTCTATCCTTGACTCTTCGATTGTAGATTTAGTACCAAGACGCACCGCACATAGCTGTTGTATAAACGGGTCTTCATGTTCTGTCAACGCAATGAAGCCTTCGTCATTCTTAGCAAGAGCGTAGGTGTTCTTGCCCGTAGTCTTGGACTCTTTCATCGGGGCAGGTACGTTAAATGTTTGTAGTAACTCGGCAAACTGCTTGTTACTTGCTAACTTCTTGCGCACCGCTTCTTCATTCTCACACTCTAGCTTCTCCTTGAGCGTCCCTAATAACTGTAACTTTTCATGCTTTAGCTCATCCAAACGCTGAACCAGCAACGCATCATCAACTTCCAGTACGGGGTGAATAAACATGCGCAGAGTTAAATCAATGAGCTGGAGTTCTTCTTTCGGAAACGCACTCGACAATACTTGGAAAAGCTTAAAAGTTAGCTCGACATCGTTCTTGCAGTATTCGCCGTAGCGCTCGAGTTCTAAAGAGGTGAAACCAGTTATCTGCTTGCCCTTGGCTTCGATAACCTCCTTGCCTTTCTCGCCTAATTTGTAGCGCTCAACTAGCGATGCTAAAGAGCCACCGACATCTACACCATGCACCGCACGACCCATGCACAATGTATCTAAATATAGAGAGGGCTTGATGCCAAAGCGCCAAGCAAGAATCGCCCCATCAAACATTGTGTTGTGACAGAGGAGAGCAGAATCGTTCCACGGGAGGGTGGAAAGGTATTTTTGGATCTCGATGTGCGATCCTGAGAACCACTCGGTTTTACCCTCGCCAACCTTGACACCGACACCGATTACCTCAAAGCGCTTGTCTCTGATGTATTCCTCAGTTGTCAATTTGGTCAGCGAGTAGTCTTGAGCGTAGTACGTCTCAAAATCTAAAGTAATTAAATCCACACTTCTCCTTAAATAACAAAACCAAAAGCTACAAAAAAAGGGAACAACGCACAAGCGTTATCCCCTATGAATATTTAACCGCAAGTAATCGGACGCCAAGGTCCGTAAACCTTTGTATCCCAGCAACACATCCTACCGTTGCGATCAGTCTCGCAAATGACAGTTGATTGAGCAAATATGCTAGATGACAACATGGCGGCGAATCCAAACGCAATTAGTTTCTTCATTGTGACTTCTCCAAGGTAGATACTTCACGGTTAAGATACCATTGCGCCTTCTTCAAATCTTCAAGTTTGTTTCCCTTATGATCCGCACGAGAGACATACTTGACAACATTACCTAAGTTATAAGTTAAGCCTTTGGACTCGATGAAATCTATAACTTCTATGCCACCAACTTTGTAATGCGCTGGGTGATTAACAACATCGACTTGACGCACTAGGTAATTTGGGTTGTCATCAGGATTCCAACCTTGAATTCTTCGCCGAACTGCACCTTGTGTAATGGTATTTAGTAAGCCTTTTACACGCTTTACTTCTGCTTCATGAGGTAAGGTATTTAACTTAGCTTCCACAACTCTTTGGGTCGCTTTTAGTTCTTTTCTAAGCTGATACGTTACGTTATACACACACGAGATACCAACACCAACCGCCTTTGCTACTTCTTTAGGTTTCGAATTGGGGTTCTTGCGCATGTAGGCAAGAATTTTCTTACGAGTTACTCCATGTTTCATTTCACTTCTCCTTTTTAATAAAACGACGTTTTACTGCAACAATGCCCTTATCGGGCTCTTCTACCAACATTGCCTTTGCAAGCTGTTTTGATAAGGATGGGATTTCTTCAAAGGAATGATCTCCGTTTATTAGTAACCCAACCATAGCAAAGCCAGCATACAAAGACTCTAGGTATTCTTTATCTTGCTCACTCATTGTTCTCCTTTCCCTCACGATTCTTCTTGAAGAAGTAATCGTCACGATACTCGGTAGGTGGAACAAAGCCATGACGTTTCCACGTTTTCATTACGTCTGCGCCTGTTGTCCACACGAACTTTGAATTAGATTCCACGGCATACTGGAACGATGGTTTCTGAGGTTCGTTCTCGATAGCCCTCAACTTGCGGAATGTATTTAGTTTGCTCATTTGCTTCTCCTCGTAAAGATTGTTCAACCAATTCTATCGCTTTACTAAACCCAGCGATATATGCCTTTTCTTGCATTGCACCAAATCGAGATTCCTCCCACATTCTTTCTAATGCACACCATCTTTCATACTCTTTCTTTGCTCTCATCAGCATCTCCCATCGTCATCAAACGTCATAAAATAAAGTCCTAAGTCATCGAGATTGTCTTCATTAATAACAAACGTAACACCGCCACTTTCTGCTATTCGTGATAGTTCTCGCTCTTGTAATGCAGTTGTCTTTCCCTTGCCAGCCTTGGTTTCTATGGCGATG